GTATGCTCACGAACATTGCCGCAAGACCTTGAGCAAAAGGGACCACGTTTCGTATGAGTAGTGCCGCAGCGAGGACAATCTTTTTCTTTTGCCATAAAAATACCCAGACTAAGCTGGGTTTTCGTTACCTTGTAATAATATACTAGGATCTTTTTCACAAAGGAAGTTTATATACTTGACGGCATCATTTTCGTTTTCAAAGTACCGAATGATGGTTTGACAAGTGTAAGCAGAAATAAAAATGAGTAGTACACTTTCATCTTTAGAGATGGAGAATTTAATGTACCACCCATTTCGTTCTACTGGTGACCAAAATTTTAAATCACTTTTTACTTGATTGAACTTTACCTGGTTCAAAGTCAATGGCTTCTTTTGCATAGTTTCCTAATCCTACTACAAATTTTTCAGACTCTTTGGTATATGTAGTAAAAAAGGAATATGTAGCATGGTCAAAAGCTTTATTGTATGACTTGAAACCTTCAACTTTAAGGTCAATGAAGGCCTTCATAAAATCTTTTTGACGCTCTGCAACTTCATTGAAAGTCGGTACTGGTGGGAATGTATAAAACATTTTAGTTTCTCCTGTAATTTGAATAATATTGGATCCAATGTTCTACGTCAGCCGTAGATTTTGGATTTTTAGACTCAATAAATACTTCTATCTCCGATTTATGATCCGGTGTTAGAAAATCGATTAATTTTTGTAAGCAACTCATAAAAACTCCTGTACAAGTATATATCCAATCCTATGTTGCAAGAGCACATTTTTTACGGTAATTAGTTTGACTAAATAGTGTATAAATTCAAGAGGTACCCATGCCAAACACAAAAGTAAAATCGCATAATCTTGCAAACACCGCAGTCACAGCAGGTTCTTATGGCGGGGATGGAAATGCAGCGGCTATTACTGTCGATGCACAAGGTCGAATCACAGCAGCATCAAATGTTGCGGTAAGTGGCGGCGGTAGTGCAGAATCTTCAATACCAACAATGTTAATGTTATCGGGAATGTAAAATGCCACAAACCTTCAAAGTACTAGGACAATCAAATCCAACAGCATTTACAAATACAACTTTGTATACTGTACCAGCAGCGACTCAAGCGGTTATATCAACAATTACAATTGCAAATGCCAATACTTCCGCAAATGCAAATTATAGTATTGCGGTACGCCCAGCCGGAGAAGCTATTGCTGCAAAACACTATATTACAAACAACAATGTGGTTCAATCGGTGGATAGTATCGCATTGACTTTGGGATTGACTTTGGGAAATACTGATGTGGTTACTGTTTATACTTCATCATCTAATGTTTCATTTGGTATTTTTGGATCAGAGATAACGTAATATGGCGATCAAGTCATTTGTAGAACAAAATATTAGATCACAAAGATTTAATAGAAGAGACACCTCGAATCCTTCGCGCAACGTAACTACTCCCACGGTCGAGTATTTGGTAGTTGCGGGTGGCGGTGGTGGTGGATACGGATCATCCTCTGGAGGTGGTGGAGCTGGAGGACTTTTAACAGCAACTAATTTTTCTATAACCAAAGGTTCTTCTTTAACTGTTACTGTTGGCGCGGGTGGTAATGGAGGCACCACGGCCAGTGGATCTAAAGGTTCTAACTCAGTTTTTAGTAGCGTCACTGCTATAGGAGGAGGTTTTGGATCTTATAATGGTGCTAGTGGTGGTACCGGTGGATCAGGCGGCGGCGGTGGATTGAGTACGTTTACTGGCGGAGGCGCAGGTGGCACCGTGCAAAGTTCCGGCCAAGGAAATGCCGGCGGTGCAGCAACTGGTGATGGTTCTACTAGATTTTCATCCGGTGGAGGTGGAGGAGCAGGAGGTAACGGACAAACATGGACAACAGGTGTAACTGTCGCCTCTGATGGAGGATTAGCACTTCAATCATCAATATCTGGAACTTTAACATATTATGCCGGCGGCGGTGGCTCAGGACAAGACACTCGAGCAACAGCTCTGACTAGGGCTGGATACGGAGGAGGAACTACTACAACTTCTCAAAAAGGAGGAGCGGGTGATGGAGGTACTAATGGAAGCGCAGGGCAAAGTGGATCTACAAACACCGGCGGTGGCGGCGCCAGCGGTTCTTATAGTCCTGGAGGCACTGGAAATGGAGGCGCAGGAGGTTCCGGAATTGTAATTATAAGATATACTTCAAATTTTCTGGATGCTGCTTCGACCACAGGATCTCCAACACTAACAATTTCTGGTGGATTTAAAATTTATACTTTCACAGGTTCAGGTTCAATTACTTTCTAATCACGAAAAATAAAAAGAAAAAGATATGCCATTAACACAACTAACAGGCGGATTAATTGAACCAGGATCAATTCAACAGTCCGATTTAAGTACAGAAGTAGCAGCAAACATATCTTCTGCTTTTGCTGCGGCTAACTCCGCAGCATCTTACGCCAATCAGGCATTTTCTGCGGCGAATACAGCATCATCGGGTAGCATAGATAGTTACGCTAGAGATACAGCGAATAGTGCCGCTTTTTATGCTAATAGTGCATTTAACGAAGCGAATTCGGCCTTCAATAAAGCCAATACTTCTGTTATAGCAGGTAGTTATGCAAACTCAGCATACAGTCAGGCCAACAATGCAACTACAAATGCTGGAGTGGCAGACACTAAAGCTGTAAATGCGGGATCATATGCTAACTCTGCGTATAGTCAAGCTAATACCGCCACAACAAATGCATCTACAGCTGATGGTAAAGCAGTAACAGCTGGTAACTATGCGAATACAGCATACAGTCAAGCAAACACCGCAACTATTAATGCTGCAACAGCCGATAGTAAAGCAGTAAGTGCTGGAGAATATGCTAATACTGCCTTTGGTCAAGCCAATACGGCCGTAACCAATGCTGCTACAGCTGATGATAAAGCTGTAAGTACTGCATCATATTCTAATTCAGCATTTGGTGCCGCTAATAGTGGTTCATCTTATGCCAATTCAGCATATACTCAAGCTAATACAGCAACAACAAATTCAACTACAGCTGATCAAAAGGCCACAAGTGCTGGAGAATACGCTAACTCAGCCTATGGTCAATCTAATACCGCAATCACTAATGCATCTACCGCTGATGGTAAGGCTGTAACAGCTGGCATTTATGCCAACGCTGCCTTCAGTGAGGCCAACACTGTTGATTCTAAAGCAGTAACAGCTGGTAACTATGCCAACTCGGCATTTGGTGTTGCGAACACTGCAACTACAAATGCTGCGACTGCCGACAGCAAAGCAGTATCATCCGGAGTTTATGCTAACAGTGCTTATGGTGCTGCTAACACAGTAGATTCTAAAATTATTGATGTTGGTGGTTATGCTAACTCAGCATACACTCAAGCAAATACCGCAGATAGTAAAGCAGTAACATCTGGTAACTATGCTAACTCAGCATATACTCAAGCAAATACATCTGACAGTAAAGCGGTAAGTGCTGGTAGTTATGCTAACTCAGCTTACACACAAGCAAATACAGCAACTACAAATGCAGCAACTGCCGACAGTAAAGCTGTAAGTGCAGGATCATATGCTAATTCGTCCTTTAGTGTGGCTAATACAGCAACTACAAATGCTGCTACAGCTGATGGTAAAGCTGTTGATGCAGGACAATATGCTAACTCTGCTTATACTCAAGCAAACACTGCAACTACAAATGCTGCTACAGCTGATGGTAAAGCAGTAACAGCTGGCAGTTATGCTAATGCAGCGTTTGGTATTGCCAACACAGCAGATGTCAATTCTATTTCTGCTGGTAACTATGCTAATGCTGCTTTTGCTGTGGCCAATAGTGGTATTACCGATTCTTGGGCTAGAGATACTGCAAACGCTGCATCTAGTTATGCCAATTCAGGATTTTATACTGCTAATAGTTCTGGTCTTTATGCTAATGCAGCATTTGCGGCCGCAAATACAGGAGTGCCAGATACTTTAGCTAGAGATACTGCTAATGCGGCATCAAGTTATGCCAATTCTTCTTTTAATACAGCGAATACTGCTGACAGTAAAGCAGTGAGTGCTGGTAGTTATGCTAACTCAGCTTTTGGTGCAGCAAACACAACAGCAATTTACGCAAACGCTGCATTTGCTGATGCCAACACCAAATTTAGTTCATCGGGCGGCACAATCTCTGGTAACGTTACTATCCTCTATGATCTTAGTGTCTTAGGAAATGTTAGTTTTACAGGAAATGTTACTTCTGTAACTGTCACTGGTAATAGTGGTCAATTTTTTGGTGAAGCGAACGGGCATAACGCATTATATGCTGGTATTCCTGTTGGATATGACTATCAGCCACATACAGTATTTCAAGCATCAACAAATGAGGATAATTACTCTCAAATAAACATTCAAAACATTAATCCTGGAAATAACGCATCATCTGATTATGTTGCTACGGCCGATAACGGTACTGAAAATGATACTTATATTGACATGGGTATTGCTAGTAGTCTGCATGCCGATCCTGAATTTACGTTAGTTGGTCCAAATGATGGTTACTTGTATGTGTCTGGCAATACAGTCACGGGCGGTGGTGGCCTTGTAATTGGTACACTTTTAGAAAATGATGTCATATTTACTGCTGGTGGCATGAATGAAGAAAATGAACAAATGCGTATCATTGGTTCAAGCAATACGATTAACATTCGTTCTAATGTAGATTCAAGTATCGCAAAGAGTGTTTTATTGGGACCAATTGCAAACCTTCATATTACAGGTGGTTCAAATGATGATTATATTAGAACCGATGGTTCAGGTAATCTGACATTTGCAAATTTAACTTCCGCAAATGTAATTAAAGTTTTATATGATACAGCTAACACTACTAGTCAAACAGCTGTAAGTTCTAGTTCATATGCAAATGGCGCTTTTGCTGCAGCTAATACAGCAGACCAAAAAGCTGTAACGGCTGGAACATACGCCAATGCGGCATTTGCAGCCGCTAATACAGGCGCCAGTAGTTCAGACCAATATGCTAGAGACACTGCTAATGCTGCATCTAGTTATGCCAATTCATCTTATAGTCAAGCAAACACAGCCACAACTAATGCTGCTACAGCTGATGGTAAAGCTGTAACAGCTGGATCATATGCTAATGCTGCCTTTGCTTTAGCTAATACCTCAGATAGTAAAGCAGTAACAGCAGGTAACTATGCTAATTCAGCTTATGGTCAAGCTAATACAGCAACTACCAATGCTACTACTGCTGACTCTAAAGCTTTAACGGCAGGTGATTACGCTAACTCATCCTATACTCAAGCTAATACTGCTACAACAAATGCATCTACAGCTGATGGTAAAGCTGTAACAGCTGGTAACTATGCTAATAGTGCTTATGGTCAAGCTAATACTGCTACGACTAATGCTGCAACTGCTGATGGTAAAGCTGTAACAGCAGGATCTTATGCTAATGGAGCTTATACTCAAGCTAATACCGCAACTACTAATGCTGCTACAGCTGATGGTAAAGCAGTAACAGCTGGTAACTATGCTAATAGTGCTTTTGCTGCTGCGAATACTGCTACAACAAATGCATCTACAGCTGATTCTAAAGCTGTTGATGCTGGTAACTATGCTAACTCTGCATTTAGTGTTGCTAATACGTCAGACAGTAAAGCAGTAACATCTGGATCATATGCTAATTCAGCTTACACGCAAGCAAATACAGCAACTACCGATGCTGCTACTGCTGACAGTAAAGCAGTAACAGCTGGTAACTATGCTAATTCAGCTTATACTCAAGCTAATACAGCAACTACCAATGCTACTACTGCTGATCAAAAGGCCACAAGTGCTGGATCATATGCTAATTCAGCTTATGGTCAAGCTAATACTGCTACAACAAATGCATCTACCGCTGATGGTAAGGCTGTAACAGCTGGTAACTATGCTAACTCGGCATTTGGTTCAGCTAATACTGCCGACAGTAAAGCAGTAACATCTGGATCATATGCTAATTCGGCATTTGGTGTAGCAAATACCGCAGATAGTAAAGCTGTAACAGCTGGATCATATGCTAATTCATCATTCACTACCGCTAACACTGTAACATCAGCGAGTTTGTATGCTAATGGTGCTTTTGCTTCTGCAAACACTCGACTAGCTACAGCTGGTGGTACAATTTCTGGTGATTTAACAGTAACAGGATTCACCACTTTACAAGAAGTAACAGAAGTTTTAAGTACATTAACTGGTGCTACAGGAACAGTAACTCATAACTTAACTGATGGTTCTGTTTTTTATCACACAAGTGCTGCAGCAAACTTTACTGCGAATTTTACAAATGTACCAACCACAACAAGTCGATCTATTACAGTTACGATTGTTATAGTACAAGGTGCAACAGGATATATACCAAATGCCGTACAAATAGATGGCGCAGCACAAACAATTAATTGGGCTGGCGGTGCAGCACCCACACCAACAGCAAACAAAACTGAATTTTATTCATTTAATTTATTAAGAATAGGATCTGCATGGTCTGTATTTGGTTCTGAGATTACATTTGGTTAAATATGCCTAGATTATCTTCGATAAACACATTCGTTTTAAATTCTGTAATTGGTTCGGTAGCAACTGATCCAGAGCAAGCTAATTATCAAGGTGCCACTATGGTCTTTGTTTTACAAGGATCCGCACCAACAGGATGGGTTAAAGACACTTCAGATACCGATTATACTTTACGATGTGTTACAGGATCAGTATCAAGTGGAGGATCATCAGGATTTTCTTCCGTTATGTCATCTAAATCTTTAACAGGTAGTCTATCGGTAACTGGAACTGTAGGAGGAACATCACTTACATCTAGTATGATACCCTCCCACAACCACGGACCTTATCCTGCTGCAGCAACTGTTGCTGCCAGCACAACTTCTCCTGTAATACCAGGACCATCAATAGCCAGAACAGTATCTAACAATTTTACACCTGGTGTGGTAAATCCAGGTGGTGTTAATCCTGGAGTTACAGCAACTGCTCATGATCATCCGTTAAATCCAGCAACAAGTCCTGTAACCTTCACCACAGTAAATTTAGCTATTAAATATGTGGATTCAATTTTAGCAACAAGGACTTAATATGGCATTAGTTATAGAATCAGGATCAAGAACAATAATGAAAATGACCACTCCACCAACGGGATGGACAAAAGATACTACATATGATAATTATGCACTAAGAGTAACTACCGGTTCTGTTATTAATAGAACTACAGGAGAGTCTTTTTCTACAGTTTTTAAAAATTATAATAGCATTGGTGTACCGGCACCTGGACTTTCTTATTCTGCTGTAAACGCCACTGTGATAGACGATGCGGCAATGACAACGCATAATCACACTACCATAACACACCCATCCGCATTGTTAACTAGACGAGGTGGTGCAGGTAATACGAACGTAGCTCGTACCCCAGCGGGAGCACCAGTTACTTTTAGTAATAACCCTGGTGGTGGAGGATCACATACTCATCCAATTGGAACTGTAGCCGTTACTGGTTCAATTAATCAGAGTGGAGTTAATTCAGAAATAAATTTGAATATAAAATATGTTGACACTATTATAGCGGTTAGGAGTTAATCGTGGCTATTTTTGATTCTGGAACAACAACAATTTTTCATCAAACATCCGCACCCACTGGTTGGACGAAAGAAACTGTGAATTATAATAATCACGCACTTCGAGTAGTAAATGGATCGTCTTTGAGTTCTGGAGGTACTGTCGATTTCACAACAGGTTTTAATACTACATCATATATTTTTTCATCGGTTGCTGTTCCTTATACAGTAGGTAACCATACCTTAACTGGAGCTCAGTTACCATATCACCTTCATGCTGTTGCGCCATCAACAAATAGATTTGCTATTGGAACTGCTACCACACCCACAAATGCTACATCTCCAATAACTCCTGCTGTACCCGTTATGACTACTGCCGTACCGGCCGGTGGGCCGATAGGCGCATCAGTAGGTAGTTCAGGAGCGCACAATCACTCAATTACAATTACCGCTAGTGGTAATGTTTTTGGTCCAAATTCTACAATAGGTGTAAATTATATTGATGTTATTATTGCTTCTTTAAACTAATTCATATATAATAGTATATTCGTTTTTAACCGAAAGGCAATTTTTATGATTCAAACACATAAATTAGTAGTAATTCCTGTTGATGGTATTGTCGTTACAGACCAAGAAGGTTTATCAGAGTTAGACTTATCTCAATGTGGAATACCAGATAATATACATGCATTACAATGGAATAATCCCATTTGGCCAGATAAACAAAATTCCCATCTAAATGGATTGCAATATGGCCAAGGATCTGGTTGGTTAGAATTTAGATCGACCGATCCTAATGAAAATATAACTGAATTACCACAATGGGCTATCAACTGTTATGATGTATGGTTGCAAGCATATAATATAAAACAAGCTGCACTAGCGGCATCAGATGCTGCTGATGAAGCCGCAGCTGCAGCAGAAAACAATTAAATTAAAAAGTGATTATATTATGAATAAATCATTAACTGAAAATAATTATATCTATATTCCCAACTTCATTAGTGAAGCCGCTGCAAAAGTCATGGCTTCCAACTTCAAAAGTCACTGTAAACAAAATGAGGTTCAAGGAGACAATCAAGCTCCAAATTCTTCAGCGGAATATAATTTCATAGACTTTTTAGAAATGCTATGTGATAAAGTACCAACGGTGAGCACAATTATAGGTGAAACCGTTTTACCAACATATAGTTATGCTAGAGTGTATAAAGATGGTAGTGTTTTGGAAAGACATAGGGATAGAGATGCTTGCGAAATAAGTTTAACTGTACATTTAGATGGTGATGAAGATTGGCCAATTTATATTGAAACTCCTGATGGTAATGAAGTTGAATTGATTCTAAAACCAGGTGATGCAATGCTTTATTTGGGATGTGTTGCTGATCATTGGAGAAATCAATTTTTAGGTAAAGAATATGTTCAGGTATTTTTACATTATGTAAGAAGTAGAGGTGATAAAGCTTATACTTATTTTGATAAGAAAAAAGATTCTCCAATCAAAAAAGAAGAAAGTGTGAAACAAGAAAAAACAACACCAGTTAAAATAAACTCCAAAAATAAAATATCAGATTTCATTCAAATTTATGAAGATATTATTCCCTACTCACTATGTGATGAAATTATAAATGAGTATAAGAATGATGATAATTGGTGTCTTGCTGGAGTAGGATACGAGGAAATGAATTTAAATGCTAGAAATGTAAATACAATTCCTATTTCACACGAAAATACAATTTTAAAAAATCCCGAAATAAGAAAACTTTTAGATGATAGACTTTATAAAGTTGCAAATGAGGTCATTAGAAAATATAATGATATTTTCCCACTAAGTCAAATAGAAGAAGATTCTGGATATGATTTATTAAAGTATGAGGTAGGGCAATTTTACCGGCAACATACAGATTCATACAAAAAACATCCTAGAGCAGTGTCTTGTTCTTTCGCACTAAATGATGATTTTGGAGGTGGAGAATTTGCTTTCTTTGATAGAGAGTTGATTTATAATTTAAAGAAAGGATCAGTAATCATGTTCCCTTCAAATTTTATGTATCCACACGAAATCATGCCTGTAATCAAAGGCACTAGATATTCTATTATTACTTGGTTTGTTTAAAGGAGATTATATTATGCAATTAAAACCAGGAACATTTTGTCCTATAATGAAAGAAGAATGTGTACAGTTTAAATGTGCATGGTTTACTAAAGTTGAAGGTTATGATATCAATACAGGTAAGCAAGTTGAAGAATGGAATTGTGCTATGACTTTTATTCCTATGTTACTGATTGAAAATTCAGGAATGTCTCGTCAAACTGGTGCAGCTGTTGAAAGTTTTAGGAATGAGATGGTGAAATCTAATGAAGAAACTCAGAAGATATTCTCCAATATGTTGTCAATGAATCCTGAAAACAATACAAAATTACTTAAGTAAATGTTTTTTTGTAATCTTACAAGAAACCCATTGATTGTAGTAAGATTCATTCAATAGTGCGTGGCGAGAGAATATCTCCCACGTTTCGTAATAAGACAATTCTGATTTAGTTTTACAGAGGTGAAGTATCTCTCTTACGTATTGATCTTCACCATTTTTTTTAACTTCTTCTTGTAGTAATAAATTAGAACCCCAGTATGTCATCCAATCAGACGATACTCGGGTTTTCTTTTTCTTACCTTTAACTTGTGTAGTCTTAGATTTGGTGAAGAATTTTTTACCAATATATTTACGACCACTTTGAGTATGTGTGATTAGATATACAAACCCAAAATGGCCGTCTATATTTTCTTCGGTAAATTCTTCACCTGTATTATGAAAATACCAGGTCATTCGTCATCATCACCAAAATCCTCAGTTTCAATTAAATATTCACCGCAAAATGGACAGTAGTGTGGATCATCTTCACATTTACTTTCATCATATTTAATTGTAAACTCTGAGGAACATGCCCCACAAGTGTGTTTCAACGAAGCCATTATTGACACCAAGATTGTTTGGCTTCACCAAAATATTCCCGAGCGAAACCGTTTTGAATCAACATACTACGGAGACTTTGACCATCTAGAATCATATCACCCAAGACACGACCACCAAATTTATCCCAACCATAGAGTGTGACTTGTCGTTTAATGGACTTTGCAACTAGATTTTTAGTAAACACAGTTGCTGCTTGACCACGTTGATCTTCACTTGGACATTGAGCTCTATGGCCTTTTTCTGGCGTATCTACACCATAGATACGAACTGCTAATTCAGGTTTTAATGGCAAAGGTAAAAAGGGTGCTGCAATCACTACAGTATCACCATCATTTACCCGTACAATTTGTGCATCATACGTTACACCTTTTGCTGTTTTGTCAGCATAAACATTTCCTATACCAGCGAAAGATAATAGACCAATTAAAAGTATTTTTGTTAATTTCATTCTTTCTCCTTAAATATTAAAACTTTCACCACAACCACATCGATTCTTTTCTAAAGAATTTATAAAATCAAAACCTTCATTGAGTCCATTTCTTTTCCAATCTATTTCCATTCCGTTCAGATAAGGAATATGTTTTGGGTCAACAAAAATTTTAACACCGTTAGATTCGTATATAGTATCTGTATCCGATACACTATCAACATATTCTAAGGTATAGGCCAAACCACTGCAACCTGTGGTTCTAACACCAACCTTAATACCTAATCCTTTTCCTCTTTTGTTTAAAGAGTTTAAAGTTTTGCGAGATGCGAGTTCAGTCATTGTGATCATAGATTTCTCCTTCGATCTTTATTTAGACGAAAAAAAAGCCTCTTACGAGGCTTTTAATATAACAAAAAAATTTTAGAAACTTAATTGACTTCTAAACATAATTGCTTTTTCACCATTTACACGACTACCAGAACTACCAACTAATGCATCAAACTTTGTATCTACGTAGTTGAGCATGAAACGTAGATTGTCAGTGCAAAACCAAGTTAGACCGTATGTCATAGCAGTAGCACGATTTGACTTGCCTGTTGCAACGGATACATCACTTGCATCAAACTCACTCATACGTACACCAACCTGCCACGCACCACGACCACCTTTGTCGATTGGATTATTTGGTTTAATCCAACCAAACGCACCATCTTTGTATGCATGTGATTCGCCAGTTAAATTATAAACTGCTTGTACATAGTACCCTTTGATTTCTTGGTCACTACCTGTTGCAGCATCATATTTAAAATTGAACTGTTCGCCTTGAACTTTGAAACCGTTATATGCAAACGCTGCTTCTAATCCTTGGCGTGTTCTTGTAGTAGCACCACTCAATGCGGAACCTGTAAACCAACCAGACTGCATACGAGATTCTGTTCTACCACTGGCTGGTGCAACGCCACTTTTAATTTCACCTGTGCTGTATGCTGCACCCAAGTGTGCAGTGTATGCTTTGCTGCCTGTTAGTTCAGCAATATTAGTTGTTACACGACCAATATAATCAAGTCCATCGAACTCTGCGCTCTTATTGGATTTGCCTCTACTTGCTGCTATAGCATATGTAAGGCCAGGTTTTGGCACACCATGTAACATGAAACCAGTTTCTTTTGCAGGAATAAATTCAGTATCATTCTGACCAATCAAACTACGTTCCATAAAATCTAGATTGTTTGAACTTGTCATTTGTTCAAGACTAAATGGCATCTTGAATAAGCCAAATTGAAATTGCATTTCTGGATTTGCTGCATAGTTTACCCACATCTCATCTGCTGTTGATGATGTAGAACTAAAGCCATCACTTGCACCAAAGTTTGCTAACAATTGATATTTGAAGTCTTTTGCAAATTGTCCACGAACACCAAATCTTGCACGGCGAACTTCGGCTAAGTTTTGATACGAATCCGTGGTTTGGCCGACACCATAATCTGGTGTGTATTGGCGATAGTCCATATGAATTCGACCTGTAAACTGTGCCGTATTGTTTCCATCTTTGCTTTTGAGTCCGATTCCATTTTCTGTGACTGAACCATCGTTTGCTCTTGCTTGTCTGTATTTGACCGAATCACTAACATCTTTGTCGATTCTTTGTTCTGCAAACTTTTTGTTTTCTTCTTTTTCTTCATATGCATTGAGTTTTGATTCATATTCTTTTTGAGTGATTATATTCTTCTCTCTTAGAATATTCAATGTATCTTTATACTCATCAGCATATGCAGGAATTACTGCTGCAAGTGCAACTACGATAGATAATTTTTTAAATAGTTTCATAATTTATCCTTATTTCCAAATTGGGTTGTTGTCAGGACCTTTTAAGTCTTTTTTCCAATTGTCCTGATTTAATTTAATAACTGATTGTGGTAAATGAACATATTCTAGTTCTTCACTCATCTTGGCACCATTCTTCCAACTCCAATCAAAGAATTTCAAAACTGCACGACCTGTCAAACTATCTGCTTGTTGTTTGTGCATGAGAATGAAACTTGCGCCTGTTGCTGGCCATGCTTCTTTACCTGTTTGCCATGTGAGCAACAAATACATTCCTGGTGCATTAGCCCAATCTGCGTTTGCTGCTGCGGCTTTGAATGAATCGTCACTTGGTTGTACAAAAACACCATCACGATTTTTTAATTGTGCGTGTGCAATTTTATTTCTTTTTGCATATGCATATTCTACATAGCCAAATGCACCTTTGATTCTTTGTACTTGAACAGCAACACCTTCATTACCTTTACCACCTACACCAACTGGCCATTTTACTGCTGTGCCTTCGCCAACAGTTTTTGCAAAATCAGCGTTTGCTTTACCTAAAAAGTTTGTCCAAATAAATGTAGTGCCTGAACCATCTGCACGATGAACAACTGTGATTGCTAATGCTGGTAGATTGACGCCAGGATTCAAATCAACAATTGCTTTATCGTTCCACTTTGTGATTTTACCAAGATGAATGTTTGCAATAACTTCTGGTGTTAATTTTAATTGACCTGCTGCTACACCGTCAAGATTGAATACTGGTACTACACCGCCAATTACTGCTGGAAATTGCACTAGACCTTCTTTGTCTAATTCTTCAGGCTTCAATGGCATATCACTTGCACCAAAGTCAACTGTTTTTGCTTTGATTTGTTTGATACCACCACCAGAACCGATTGATTGATAATTCAGACCAATGCCAGTGGATGCTTTATATGCTTCTGCCCACTTAGCATAGATTGGAAATGGAAAAGTCGCACCAGCGCCAGTTAATTCTGCTGCGGATGCGACTCCTGTAAATAACAATAAAGATAAAAGTAACTTTCTCATGATTTCTCCTATAAGAATTGTGCCTTTGCACAATATCACACTTATCTATGAAATCATGATCCTTAAACGGGATTGTAACAAAACCGTCATCGGATTGTCATAAATCAATTAATACATATTTGGAGGATCTACTTTCCATTCATATCCTTCGGGAACTGGATTCCAATTATTGGTATCTTTTTTCCATGCAAAACCAATACCCCAATCGTTAGAAGTTTCAATCACGTTTGCTTCAACAGCCCATTCATCTTTATTTAAATTTCTCATGAATACTTTTGGACCAGGATGATATGCTGTATCATGAAGTCCAACAATTCCATTTTTTCCTAAAATGTTTGTGTATTCCCAATCTTTTAAACATTGATTAACGCTGTGCCACCCGTCGATGAAAATAAAGTCAAATTCTTTTCTAGTTGCTCCACATTTTTCAAAAATTTGATTTATTATTTTCATATTTTCTTCATAGTTGGAACTATCACCTCTTATAACATGAATATTTTCTTCTTCATTGTTTAGATATTCTCTATCATCTATATCTATTCCAATATAGATAGTTTCTTTTTTCTTATTTTTCAACAACACTTGTGTAAATGAATTTTCTCCATTTCTATTGACTCCGATTTCAAGTATAGCGGAACAATTTTCAGAAACTCTCAAAAATCTATCTCTTAAGACCATTCTATTCGCTTCAGTTACCTCAGCCCAACCCCTAAATTCTATTCTTGGATCTCCATCACTATCATCCCAAGGTGTAAGATATCTAATATCTTTTATTAAATCATTTTTCCATTTCATCACTTTTTCTCCTTTTAAGCTGCTTTACCCCAAACTTCTTCCCATTGTCCCGACAAGGCACCTTTTGCGTAATCAGTAACACGATTTTCGAAAAAGTTTCCGTGAATAGGAGCATTAATCATTTCTTCAACCCATGGCAATGGATTTTTCTTTACCTTGAAAATCCCTTTAAGACCAAGAGAAATAAGCCTACGGTCAGCAATATAGCGAATATAGCGCTTAACATCTTCTGCATCTAGGTTCTCCATTGGACCCATCTCGAAAGCTAGGTCAATAAATTTATCTTCTAGTTCCACCATTTTTTCTGCAATAGTATATATTCTCGATTTTAAATCATCATTCCAAATTTCTTTGTTTTCTTCCACATATGTACGGAACAATTTAATCATATTCTCGGCGTGCATTGTTTCATCAACAATAGACCAAGTAACGATTTGTCCCATACCCTTCATCGTACCGTTGCGTGGGAAGTTAAGTAACATGATAAAGGAACTGAATAATTGCATCCCTTCGGTGAAAGCAGAGAATACTGCAATGTGAGTAGCAGTAGAAGCAGCATCGCCATTCTGTGAGCTAAGATTAAGTACGTAATCATGTTTATCTCTCATTGCCTGATATTCTAAAAATTGATTGTACATTGTATCAGGCAATCCTAATGTTTCAATCAAGTGTGAGTATGCTGCAATGTGTAATGCTTCACGAGCTGCAAAACCAAGTAACATCATTCTTACTTCCGGTTGAGGAAAATAAGGAAGATAATTCTTTACATAACCACCTGCCACATCAATGTCGCCTTGTGTGAAGAATCTAAAAATGTGTGTGAGAAATTGTTTCTGTTCTGTTGTTAATTTGTTTTTCCAATCTTTTACATCTTCGATCATTGGAACTTCTGAATGAAGCCAATGAGCTTGTTCATGTTGCAACCATGCATTATATGCCCAAGGATATGCGAATGGTTTAAATGCGGTTCTTTCGTCCGTTAGTTTTGTGTCGTGCTTTTTAATCATTGATGAATGCCTCTAGTTCTTGTTTTGTTTTATTTCCTATGAGTCTTTTTGATGCCATATTATCTTCAACGATTACCAATGTTGGTACACTACGAATGCCAAATTCTGTTGCAATTTCTGGATTGACATCAATATCAATCACTTCAATTGGTACATTAGTTTCAACTTCTTCTAATGTTTTAGCTAGCATTTTACATGGTCCACACCATGATGCTGTAAATCTTAAAACTTTTTTCATCGACCTTGACCTCTATATTTTTTATTTGATGTTTTTTCTGTTTTATTCATGGAGGAGGTTTTTTTCTGTCCACCCTGTTTAGTTCTTTTGTGTACTGATTTGTGTTTACTTGTTCCGGTTTGCTTAGCCATAATATCTCCTTATTTGCTTTTGTAATTTACATTTTGTTTTGCTTCCAATTCACGCAAATCGTTTGCCACATCTGATACGCCATGCCAATCTTCAATCGCAATCATTACTTGTAAATAATCCAATAATATTTCTTTTTGTGTTTCAAAATTGCTGTAATCTTTACTTTTGCTCATTCTTTTTTTCCTCTTGTACTATTGCTGGTTTTTCTGGCCATATTTTTTCTTTAATGTATGAAGCACCAAACCAACCCCATGCTGAAAAGAAACCCCACATAATGATTTCACCTATCATACTACTTCTCCATCAATCTGTCAACAAATTGTTTTAATAATGTATGATGTTTACCATTATTCCAGTGACGATGCAAATAAGGTTTATCATACCAATATTCTTCTGCTTCGAGATGGGGTCCAATCAAACCTATACGACCTTGTATAATTGCGGCTGGATCTCCATTTTTATATCTCGCTACAACTTCATAATTCGATTCTTCTCCGATAAATGTAGGTGCATCGTAAAAGAAGAATCTATCATCTGTGCCGTTCCAGTTACATTCAATTGCTTTACTGTATGATCGTCTGGTACAGGTGTTTGGTCTTTTAATATATTGTTTTGATTCAACTCCGTACAGTATATTAAAATAATGTTTATCAGCCCAATAGGCACCCATACATATCCCAAGATATCTGCCACCAGATTTGATGTAGTCAAGGATAAAACTCCCGTGATGCCTAAAATATGTATCGAAAGCATCACTGTCGCCAACACCACCAGGAAAACACAAGAGATCCACATTATCAAAAAAGTCGTTTTCGATTTCATGTTTAGTAAATAATTTATATGTATAGTTCGGTCCTAGTGCTTTGATTATACCATTGCACGATTGAACCGAACATTTCGGGTGTTGCACAAATAATGCAATTGTTGACACTTTATATCAATCATCCTTCGCAAGCTAAACAAACATCTTCTGTTGCTAAAGCCTTCAAATCAATTTCTTCGATCACTTTTCTTTCGATTCTCTTTGACACTTTATCTGCTTTAGCCAATTTCTCACTACGGCAGTAATAAAGTGTTTTGAGTCCTTGTTTCCAAGCCTGAAAGTGTACAGCATGTAGATACTTTACATTTACATCAGGTCTAAAAAAGAGGTTAATGGATTGCGCCTGGTCAATGTAATTTTGTCTGTTAGCTGCGTGGTCCACAATCCATCTTTGGTCAATTTCCATACTAGTTTTGTAGACATCTTTGGTCCATTCATCCAAGAAATCCAAGTGTTGGACGGAACCATCGTTTGCAATGATAGATGACCAGATTTCTTGATAATCCAATTTGCTGTCGGCATCACATTTCTCCTTGATTAACTTATCCAAATACTTATTTTTATTTAAGTAGGCTCCAGAAAGAGTATCTTGTCTATAGGCATTGGCACGATAAGGCTCAACAGAAGGGCTAGTATTGCCCATGATAATAGAGCTAGAAGCATTAGGAGCAATGGCCATAAGATGACTGAAACGTAGTCCGGTGCCTCTAGCATCCGGTGCTTCACCTCGTTCAGCACCCAATTGAAGATTCGCTTCATTTAATCCTTCTCGTATGTGTTTAAATATTTTATTGTTTGAAGATGTTGCCAGCGCCGACTCAAACGGTATGCCATTTCTCTGTAGATAAGCGTGAAAACCAAGAGCCCCCACACCAATGCTGCGCTCTTGGATAGCAGAGTACCTGGCTCGGCTAATGTGATCAGGAGCATTG